GCGCGCATAACAAAAATCCCTCGGGTTTGAGCCGAGGGATAGTTTGACGCTGATAGATTGATGAAGGCTTAACGGGCGATGTTAGCGGCGGTTCCGGGGCATAAAAACTGCCGCCGCACGCTGATCGTCTGGGCCAAAGACATCGACCGCCGATTCCCTGCCGCTAATCAGGCCCATGAACGGCGTGTTCGGCGGAACGACGTTTTCCATGTGGCCGCACCAGTCGCATCGGTCGAACTCGCCGCCGCCGGGAAGCATCGGACCGAAGTGCCGCAACTTGTGGCGGCCTCGATTGTGCAGCCATCGCATATGGTGACGATAGAAGAAGCGATGGTAGATGAACGATGCCAGCCCCATGGTGCGGATAGCCTCAAGATCCTCGCGCCACTCCATCATTGTTCGCCCTCCAATTCCGTCTGGACCTCGTGATGCTGCACCATAGGCTTGCGCAGCGCCATAGTGGCGACATTGATGATGCCGTCATCGTCGGCGATCAAGACTTTGAGTTCGGCGATCTCCGCCTCGGTGGCGAGCTTGAACGCCTGATAGTCGGAGAAGGCCCGCTCGACCGCCAGCGTCTTGGTGCTGATATCCTGGGACCGGTCATCGCGGCGGCGCTGGGCCTGCGTCAGCGTTTCTTCGAGGTAGGCAAAGAATGCCGGCGACTGGCGGGCGTCTTCCTCGCGGCTCGTGGTGGTGATAGCGCGGCGGGTCATCCTATTTTCCTCTCGGGGTTTCAAATCGTACCATCTTCATGCCGGTAGCGGCCACGCTGGCCTTGCGCATCTTGAGCGCCTGGCTGGGCGTGCCGCGGTAGGCGTAAGCCTTGTCCCGTATCTTGCCCGTGCCATCGAGGTTGAGATATTGCCCATCCTCGGCCTTGAGCGTCACCATGCCGCTGCTGACCTTCTCGTCCATCGCTACGGTGTTCTTGTTGCGAAAGACGATCATCGGCTGCTCCGGGTTGCTGATGGGGGGCGCCGTGTTTGCGCCCGACGCCACCCCATCAGGCTGCTCCGGGATTGGAGCAGATGCGGAAATTTTGGCCGGGGAGACTGGAGGTCTGATTTCCCCGGCCTCGGCAGTGGGGGACTGCCGAAACAGAATAGGGTAATACTTGATGAACGCGACCAGATGCTCTGGCGTGCAGCCGATGCCCTCGGCCAAAACCGGCAGCGCGGCGGCAAGGATGCGCTCGGCCTTCATGCGCTGCTCTAGCGTCAGGGCGCCATGCGCCCTCTTGCGGGTTGACGGACGGCCGTGCCCCTTGGACGGGTACGCCTTCCGCATACGCTTTCCCCGCATGTTGTCGCGATAGACCGAGAGCGTCCCCGGCGTCGTGCCGGTGGCGGCAAGGATTTCGGCATCGCTCTTGCCCTCGCGGATCATCGCGAAGCAGGCGGCCTTCTTTGATGGGAAGCCGGCGACTGGCTGCGAAACCATTACTTCTGCCTCTGCGTCATCGGGCGACTTGCCCACTTGTAGTTTTTCGGTCGCGGGATCGGCTTCGGCCGGTGCTTCCGCGTCACCGGATCGAGGCCATGCTTTTTGCGGATGCGTTTGATCTTCGCCTCGACGGCCTTGTCGGTGTGGTTCGCGGCGTACTGGTTGCACCTCGGGCAGCACACCACGCAATTGCCGGCGGTGCGCGTCTCGGGGTGCGGATCGTGCGCGCCGCGCGGGTAGTGGTCGCGCTCGCGGCCGGTGACCGCCAGTTCCGCGTTGCACCGCACGCCATGGGGAAGCCCATATCGCTCGCCGGTGGCCTCGCAGTGACCATTGGCGCGGGCGTCGGCCTCCCGGATCGCGGCGGCAGTGAACGGGTGCCGGGTCAATGCTTCCACCCGTTGATGTGCCCGCGCTCATGGCGCAGCACCAGCGCGCGCTTCTTGGGGCCGAGCGTGTCGAGAATGTAGATCATGCGCATGGCGGCGACGGTGCAGCCGACAGCCTTCATGCCCGGCGGCGGCTTGCACAGGCTGTTGAGCCGCGCCTGCGAGGCAGGGATGACGCCGTAGTGCTTTGCGGGCTCGTGGTCATAGCGGGCGGGCGGCATGGCGATGCCGCTGGCGAGCGCGGGCGTGGTGAGAAGGGCGAGCATCAGGGCGGCACGGATCAATTGCTTTTCCTCTGGTCGAATGTTCCGGGGTTCGCATCCTGCCATTGCTGCCACGGATCGAAACCCCACCTCGCGACGGCATAGGACCGGCTGATTTCCAGCACGATCACCAGTTCCTCGTAACTCATCTTGCCGCGCGCCATGCTGCGGGCCTCCTTCTTGATGCCATCGACCCGTAGGATGGGCTCGGCGAAACCGATCTCGCGCAGGATTTCGCGGCGAAGGTGATCGGGTGTCGGCCACTCGCCGCCTGGGCCGGCACCGTCCACGTTCTGGAACAGGATGCCGATGCCGGCCATGTACAAATTGCGCACCCCATCCTCGGGCTCATCGGTGTCGATCTCGATGAAGATGCGGCCGAGCGGCAGCTTGTCGATCTGCTCTTGTGCCCATGCATCGAAGGCGACCATACGGCCATTCTCGACGCGGACAGCGATGCGGATGCGCTCGGCCGACTGTTTCTTGCTCACGGGTTGGGGCCGTCCATCAAATCAGGCTGCGCCGCCGCGCGCTTCGATGCCCGCGCGACGTGCTTGTCCCGCAACGCGAACGCCTCGGCCAGCTTGTCGTCTTTGCCGGAAAGCTGCACCTGAACTTCAAGCAGATCGAACGCCTCGTTTACGGCGTCGGCCGTCATCGAATAGCTGAGTTCGTTGTCGATGCGGGCGATGAATTCGTCGTCGCTTTCCGGGACAACGGTGACGCCGCTGTCGTCATTGTTGAAGTCGCCAGCGGCCTCGGCGGCGTCGGCCTTGGGGGTAACGTCGATTGTCTTGGGCTCGTCCGGGATCTCGGGCGCGTCCTCGGTCTTAGATGGCTTGGCGATCGGTCCATCCTCCATCGCCTCGTCGGCGCTGACGATGCCGCCCAGCACATCGGCGAACAGATCGTTTAGGCAGCGATTGGTGGCGCGGCGCTCCATCATCACGTCGCGATAACCGGAAGTCCAAGGGCCGGTTTTCTTGTCGAGACCAGCGGCCTTCGCCTGCTCAAGCGTAAACTCGACGCGCTTTTCCTCGCCGGTGTCCTTGCGCTTCGCTTCGCACCAGCCCTTGGTCTGGTCGCTTCCCGTGCGGATGAACTCGCAACGGCCGGACTGGCGCACCACCGCCTTGAGGCCATCGCCCCAAAGCGCCGGCCGGCCGTTCACCACGGCATAGGAGCGCAGCGCCATGAGAGGGGTCAGACCGAGCTCGGCGCCGGCCATGATGGCGATTGCCGCGGCGCTGGTGGCCTCGTCAGGGTCTTTGCCTTCGACCAGCGACTTGGGCGCCATCTTGCCGACAACGGCCATGCGCGCCATGCGCCAGATTTGGTCGAGATCGGTCGGGATGAACGCCATGACGGCGTTGCCGGTGCCGAGGCGTGCGGGAAGGTCGGTCATTTCATTTCCTCGGTGATCGTGACGCCCGGCAGCGTGATGCTGGCGCGCATGGCCTTGTCGGCGCGGGATTGGAAATAGGCGAGGCAATCAGCATCCGGGCCCTCGCCGGCGAACACCAACGAGTTCACCAGCATCGGCAGATCGGTGATCGTCGCGACCTTCGTTTTCTTGAGGCCGGACTGACGGCCATAGGCGGTGCCGGCGGTGGCGCGCTTGGTCTCGACCACGGGCTCGGGTTCCGGCTCAATGACCGGCGCGGGCTCGCCCTTGGCCTTGGCGTCTTTCTCGGCCTGAATGCGGCGCGCCTCGGCCTCGTCGGCCAGCCGCTTGCGTTCGGCCGCAGCCTCGGCGTCAAGGCGCTTCTGCTCGGCTTTGAGCCACGCCTTGCGGCGCGCTTCGAGCGTTTCGCTGGCGGTGGTGCCGGGCGTCATCACGCCCTTCCATTTCTCATCGACCGCCTTGCCGGCGAGCCAGTGCGGTTCCTTCTCGACCTTGCGGGTATCCTCGGCTTTCCCGAGCAGGACGCGCAGCCGGTCCAGAATGCCCGTCGCCTCGTCGGCGCTGGCCTGGTCCGTGACCTTGGCTGCTGCAGCCTTCTCGGCGAGCGCCGCGATCTGATCGCCGATCATTTCTTCCGGTGGCGCGTCGTTGTCGCCGACGCTGGTGTCGATGCCTAGCTTTTCGTCCTGCGACATCTGGCGGGAGGGTTTACCGTCGGTCCAAAAACCTGTCTCGATGGCGCTGGCCCACTCTTCCTTGGTGACAGGGACGCATTTCAGCCAGTCCTTGTCGATGAAGTTCTGCCACTGCTCGGTGTCATCGACGGTGTTCATGCGCGTGGCGAAACGCTGAAACAGCGTGACGTTGGTGCCGTCTCGGGTCCAGATCATGATCGGGGTGTCGTGGCGGGTCTTAGCGCGGACGACTCGCCAGTAGCCGCCCATGAGCTTGGGATCGGTCGGGCGGTCCAGCCGCCGCTCCTCGGGCGTCAGGTTCTCGCGCTCGGCGCGCCAGAGATCGAATTGCGGGTCGGCGCTCACTGCTTCACCACGCGCGTCAGCTTGTCGCCGCGCTTCCCGCAATAGTCCTCGGCCTCGGCACGAGTGGTGAAGCATACCGGCGCCTTCACCCATACCTTGCCGCGAAAAATCTCAACGTAGTGGCTCATCTTCATCCTCTCCGAGCAATCCAGTGGTGCTGGTGTTGGGGTCACCAGCACGGCTTGAGTGCCCTCCTTTCAGGTGGTTGAGCCGTCGCCGTCGCCGTCGCCGTAGCCGTAGCCGGAGCCGTAGCCGTCGCCGTCGCCGTAGCCGTAGCCGTCGCCGTAGCCGGAGCCGTCGCCGTCGCCGTCGCCGTAGCCGTAGCCGTAGCCGGAGCCGGAGCCGTCGCCGTAGCCGTCGCCGTAGCCGGAGCCGGAGCCGGAGCCGGGGCCGGGGCCGGCGCCGTCGCCGTAGCCGGGGCCGTCGCCGTAGCCGTCGCCGTAGCCGGAGCCGGAGCCGGAGCCGGAGCCGGCGCCGGTCTCAGCGAACTTATGATCCGCGTTAAGGACGATACGCATTGGCGCCCTCGATGCTGGACTGCGCCGCCGCCGTGGTGGACATGATTTCACCAGCGTCGATGATGACGGCGGTCGCCACGGCCTCGGTGATCTTGGAGCCATTGGACACGCCGTAGTTAGCGACATCTTCGAGGGCGATACCCTTCTTGTCCTTGACCTGCCAGTACCAGAGACGGCGGGCGTTCTTAAGGGTGACGGTCTCGCCAGCGACCGAAACGAGTTCGCCATAGAGAACTCCTGCTCGGTAGGCGCGGACGATTACCTTCTCTCCGATGAGAGAGGTGGCGGGAGAAGCGGCAGGCGCGGCGGCGCCAAACAGAGCAGCGAGCGCCTTGGCCTCGCCGATGGTCAGATCATCCAGTTTCGTCATTCGGTCCTCTCGGTTGATTGCGGTGATGATCACCTTGCAAAACACAGCATGATCATTTAGTTTGTGATCGTCAAGCACAAATCGCTCACAAGGATTGACCATGGCGAAGCGCACCACAATCGAGATTTCCGACGAGGCCTATGAGGCGTCGAAAGCCGAGGCCGAGAAGGATCGGCGCCCTTGGACGCACGAGCTGGCCGTGCTGATCGACGAGGCGTTGGCGGCGCGGGCGAAGCGGAAATGACCAAGCCCTCCGACATCCCGCAGGACATCTGGACCGCAGCAGGCGTGCACGTCCGCACTACTTCTCACTTGCTGAGCAGCACCGAGATCATCGCCCGCGCCATCCTCGCCGCCAAAGCCGAGCAGCGTGAGGCGGATGCGAAGCTCGCGGACGACTTCGGTGACGCATTCGGCATGGGTGGTGATGACGGTGAAATGCTGCCGATCTCACCCTTCATCGCCGCCGCCATCCGCAAAGGTGCCGCATGAACATCACAGGCGAATCGCAAGCCGCCCGCCGCGCTGAGTTGCGCCGCTGGTATGCCGGGGATCGCAGCGTCCCCGGTCCAGCCACGGGCCTCACGCCCGCCTATCTCCCGATCAGCGACCGAACGGTGACGATGCTCAACCGCATTCCTCGCCCCGAGGGCGGAAATGGCCGCATCCCGTTCGCGGGCAAGGATGGGGACGAGCGCGAGTGACGCAGCCCAAGCGCGCATGGCGCAACTTCGGCCGCATCAACGGCAGCGACCTCGGCGCCAAGGCGATCCGCGTCCATATCTGCACGTCGTGCGGCATGTGGCACGAGCGAACCAAGCCACCCCAGTGCGTCACCTGCGGCATGATGCAGTTCGACAGCTTCGACAGCAAGACCGAGGCAAAGCGCTGGGCGACACTGCGGCTGCTCGAACGCGGCGGGCATATCAGCGAGCTTCGCCGGCAGGTTCCGTTCCCGCTTATGACTGTGGGCAAGTTGGGCCTCGCCACCAAATTCGCCGAATACGTGGCCGATTTTGTCTATGTCGAGAAGGGCGAGCGCGTCATCGAGGACAGTAAAGCCCGCTCCGGCATCAGCCCTGAATCAGCGCTCAAGCTGCGCTGCATGGAGGCCGCCGGCCTCACCGTAAAACTCACCAGCTAAACCCGCCCCAAGGAGGCAAAGACGTGACAGACGCAGACCGCATCAATGACCCTGACGTTCAGGTAGACAACAAGATCATCAAGCTGGCCGAGGAGTATAACAGCCTCAACCAGCGTTCCAAGGATCTGAGCGAAGACCGCAAGACGATTCGCGAGAACGTCGAAAAGCTCGGCATCCATCCGCTTGCCTGGCAGCACGCGGTGAAGATCACCAAGGACATGACCGAGGGCGACCGCCGCGACTACCAGGTGGGCATGAACCGGGTTCTCAAGGTGATCGGCGAGCGCGCCGGCGACCTATTCCCCGAGGATTTCGAGCGCACCACCAAGCGCGCCGAGCGCAAGGCGGAGAAGAAGGCCAAGGAAGGCCGCACCGAGGCCGAGCTCAACGCCAAGACGGACACCGATCCGAAGTCCGATCCCAAGAAGGGCGGCGCCGGCAAGGTGCTTGCGCCCGAAGCTGCGGCCGCTGAGCAGGCCGAGGGCGATGCGGTTTTGGAGGCTGGCATTGCTGGTGCCAAATCGCAGAGCGAGATTGCCAAGGACAAGCGCGCCAAGGCCGGCCTCAACTAACACCCGCGGTGGGCCGGGGCTGCTGCAGACCATCGCGGCAGCCCTCTCCGCTGCTCATGGAGGATGAAATGAGTCGACCATACGACAGGCCAGCGTCTGAGCCGGGCGGGTGCGATTGCCACGAATGCGGAGTGATCTTTGTCGGCGCCGAATGGCACGAAAAGTGCGCCGTTTGTGCAGCCGGGTGGAAGCCAATGGCCGATGCGCCTCTCGACGGCACGCCAGTTCGCGCTGGCACAGTCAGCGCAATGTCGATCGGCAGCGCGCCGATGTATCCACTGACCTCGCGCTACATCGATGAAAAGTGGCAGGCAGAATTTAGCGATGGCAGATGGGCGCCATACGACCCTCAGCCGAATCGCTGGCAACCGATCACCCCGAACCGGGATTTCCCCGCTTCGATAACCAAGGAGACGTGAATGAAGGCGACCGAGTTTTGTTATTGGCTGCAGGGCCTCTTTGAACTGGCAGAGCCTGAGACCATGAACGCCACACAGGTTGATTTGGTGAAGCGCCATCTAGCCATGGTGTTCCTCCACGACATCGACAAAACCTATCCCGAGGGCGAGCAGGCGGCGTTGAATGACCTGCATGACGGCAAGCCCAAGATTGGTGGCGTCGATCCTGTCACCGGGCATGTCATGCGCTGCTGAAACACCAAAGGCCCGCCGGGTTCACCAGCGGGCCTTGACGGTGCGGGGAAGCCCGCGCTACTGAATTGGGGGTCGGCGGTGCAGCAAACACCACGCGACCTAGTTGAACGCCTCTTGGAGCGGCGCCGTGATTTTTCTAACCCAGCATCGTTATGCTTTCAAGGCGGTTCGCTCATGAGCGACGGGCCTTGGATCAAGTTTTACCCCTCCGACTGGCTGACCGGCACACGCGGGCTCTCGCCGGCCGAGGCTGGCATCTACATCACCCTCATCGCCATGATGTACGAAAAGGGCGGCACGCTGACCGGCGACATGCCGAAGCTGGCCAGACTCTGCAACTGCCCGCTGGCACCATTTCAGAAGATGCTCGACCGGCTCGTTGACGATGGAAAATTGGACCGATCCGGCGACGGCGCGCTGACCAACAAGCGCGTCCAGACCGAGCTAGCTACACGTCAACGGACGAGTATTGCTGCCTCTCAATCGGCGGCCTTAAGGTGGGAAAAAGACAAGCAAAATCAATCTGACGCAGATGCGAACGCAATGCGGAATGCATCCATCGCGGGCGCGGGTCAGATATCAGAGGTTAGAACTCAGAAAGAAGAACACACAGACATAGGGGATAGAGCCTCTAATTCAGTGGGTTCGCTTTCGAGGACGAAAGCCGAACCGAAATCGAGAGGGACTAGGCTTTCGGTCGAATGGGTTTTGCCGAAGTCGATGGGCGAGTGGGCATTGGCTCAGGGCCTCCCTCGTGACCGGATTTTGCTCGAAGCTGAGAAAATGCGAGATTGGTCCATCAACGCCGGCAAGGTCGGGGTAAAGGTCGATTGGTTCGCGGCTTGGCGAAATTGGGTAAAAAAGGCGATCGATGAATTGCCGCGCGCGCGAGGCTCGCCGCCCGGCCGCAAGCCGACCGGACTAGCCGCACTGACCGAGGAATTCAGACAGGAACTCGCCGAAGATGGATACGCAGACCAAGGCCAAGAAGGCCGCAATTCTGAGCATGATGCACGGTTTCCCCTCCTCTCAGGACCGGATCACCGCTGAGGTGCTGGCGTCCTACATGGCCTCGGTCGATGGGATCAGCGCCGACGCCGTGACGCGCTCGTGCGGCCAATTCCTCGCCGGCAAGGTTGAGGGGCGCAACAATTCGTTCCTGCCATCGGCGGCCGAGCTCTCGGCGAACGCTCGCGCCTGGGACGAGGCCATCGCCAGCGTCACTGCGGCCGCTGAACTGCGCAAGACGCAGCGGCTGGTGTCGTACCCCATCGGCACCCTGCCGCCCCCGCCGTCCGAGCCGCTCGGGCCCATCAAGTTGGAAGTCGGCGGCATCCTCCGCGACGTTTCCGACTGGTCCCTCGCTGAAAAGGAGGAAGCGATTCGCACCGGCAACGTCCCCGCCTCCCGAAACCAGATCACCACCGACGCCACAAGGCGGATCGACGTGAAACCGAGGACGATGCAATGACCGAATTTCTGGGCGGCCGCGTCACGCTGCACGCCGGCGACTGCCGCGAGGTGATCCGCACGCTGCCCGACAACTCCGTCGACTCCGTGGTGACAGACCCACCTTACGCACTCGTCTCGATCGCCAAGCGCTTCGGCGCCGAGGGCGCAGCTCCGGCCAAGGCTGGCGTCTATGCGCGCGGCGCGGCCGGCTTCATGGGCAAGAAGTGGGATACCGGCGAGGCTGCGTTCGCATATGAGTTTTGGACCGAGGTGCTGCGCGTGCTCAAGCCCGGCGGCCATGTCCTCGCTTTTGGCGGCACCCGCACCTATCACCGGCTTGCCTGCGCCATCGAGGATGCGGGCTTCGAGATCCGCGACCAGATCGGCTGGGCATACGGGGCGGGATTCCCCAAAAGTCACAACGTTGGAAAAGGCGTCCTCAAAATGATCGAGCGGCAATTAGAGGTGCAGGGCGTTCAGGGAGAGATCCAGTGGAAATGATCTGCGGCAATCCGCTTTGTGCTAAGCCGTTCAAGTATCGCTTCGGGCCGGTGCATTTTGCGCGCGGGGATAAGCATTACTGTTCACGCTCTTGTCAAAACACGACACACGGTCAGGCTGGCACGCCAAAGCACAAGATTTGGGAGCGAACAGCCAAGCGCGCCAAGGAGAATGGCACTCCATTCTCGCTGACGGTTTTCGACGTTCCCGATATTCCGGCCGTCTGTCCTGTGCTCGGCATCCCTCTTGTTGCAAACACCGTCGCGGGGCCGCTCGACAGCAGCCCATCCGTAGATCGGATCACTCCGGCGCTCGGCTACGTGCCAGGCAACATACGGATCATCAGCAACAGGGCCAACCGACTGCGCGGCGACGCTACCGCTGCGGAACTCGCGCTGATCGCTGCCGACGCCGCGCGCATCGAGGTGGCGAATGCGTAGTTTTTGGGTCGAACTAAACGGCCAGCCTCTTGAGATCTGGCAGGACGTTGACGGAAAATTCATCACGCCCAAGGTCGTGAGCGAGGATCTGATCCAAAGGGGAACTGCGCTAAAACCGGCATGGGAGCCGATCGTCATGGCCCGCAAGCCGCTCATCGGCACGGTGGCGGAAAATGTGCTCGAGCATGGTACGGGTGCGCTGAACATTGACGGGTGCCGGATCGGTGACAACGCTGGATGGTCATATCCAAACGGACGTGGTGGTGAAGGATGGCACGGGCGCGAAGGCCTCGGTGGCAATCTTCACGAGCCGATGGCTGCTACCCTTGGCCGCTGGCCCGCCAACATCATCCATGACGGCAGCGATGAGGTGCTGGCGGCGTTCCCTGAGTCCGATGGGCAACAGGGCGACTTGACCGGCCATAGCAGAGACCGGCTCTCGCAGGGCGTCTATGGGGACATGAAAGCGGCGCGCGACTTCCCGGCGCGTAATGACGCCGGCTCCGCCGCCCGTTTCTTCAAATCGATCGAGGGCACTGACGACGACCGCATGTGGCAGGAGATCGTCGCCCAACGGCTCTACTATTCGGGAAAGGCCGACGCCAACGATCGACTTGGCACAAAGCATCCGACCGTGAAGCGTGTCGGCCTGATGCAATACCTCGTCCGCCTCGTGACGCCGCCGGGCGGGCTGGTGCTGGACCCGTTCGCTGGCACCGGCACCACTGGTGAGGCGGCGTGGCGGGAAGGCATGCGCGCAATCCTCATCGAGCGCGAGCCCGAATATCAGGCCGACATCGCGCGCCGCATGGAGCTTGCCGAGAACCCGACCAAGCGCGCCGCCGTAGCCAGATCAAAGAACAACCTGCAGGGCGCAGAAGGCACCCCGCTATTTGGAGACGCATGATGCGCGACTGGTACGAGGACATGGCCGGCGAGGAGCACAAGGCGGAGATCGTCGCCCGGCATCTTTCCCGCCTGCGCACCAACTCCCCACCCGAGCCCGAAGCGATCACCGCCCGTAAGCGAGCCGAAGCCGCAGACCGACTGATGCGGCAGGATGAAATGTTCGGCGTATGGCCTGGGGTGACGCTGGGCGCACCGTCGCCGGTGATCGACCGGCCGGCATTCACCGCGGCGGCTGATGGGCGTCAGGCGGAAACGAGCGACGACTAGCCGACCGCCGCCACAAACAGCGCCAGCACCCCAATGATGCCAGCATAGAAGCCGATTACGTCGAACCATGTCGGCGGGACGATGGCGGAGTCGAGTTCTGGATTGCGGCGGGTGAATTTCATTTCTGGGCCTCGATGTAGGACAAAAGGGGATAGTCGCGCCGGACTGGCGGCTTGCGCTTCTTGACTAGCCTATCGCGGGGAATCGGCGACAGGCTGACGAGATCGAACCCGCCGCCCCATGCCGCAACACCATCGGTTATTGCGGAGCGCAGCGCCTCGCGGGAGGGCTGGAAGCCGGTGTCGGAGCGGATGCGCACAATGATCTGGTGATCACGCATCGGGCGCGCCGTCGAATAGGTCGGCCACGGCTTCCTTGCGCACGAACATCGCGCACTGCTCGTTGTCGAGGCCGTCCTTGCTGCGCGGAATGAGCATGTTTAGGATGCTCTCGGTGGAGTCCTTCGCGCCGTAGCAGAACATCAGGTGCGCGTTCCAGACCGGGCAATCGCCCTGCGTGTCGTGGATGCAGTTCTGGCAGTAGGTCTCAAAATAGTCCTCGCCTTCCGTGCCGTTCGAGAAGTATCCCATCAAACCATCCCCTTCCGCTTTTCCCCCAGCGCTTCAATAAGCGCGTCCACTGCTGCAGCGTTGGGGAGGTGGATCAGGTCGTCCCCTTGCTCGATGATGAGGCCGTGTTCGTCGCGGAAGTAGATGCGGATGGTCTCTGCCGCGCCCGCCATATCGACCTCGGTCCCGTCGTTCGCCGCCTCTATCGCCTGCTGCTGTTCCAGTATGCCGTCCATGGGTGCCTCCTTAGTCCGTGTGAATGACGCAGCCGAAACGACCGTCGCGAACCCATGCCTGTCGGCCGCCGAAATAGCTGTGATAGAAGCGCTTTTTCACGTCGGCCTCGGTCACGTCTGGTGAGCAGACGCCGCTGATGGTGGTATTATTCCATCCGGGCTCGCGGTTCGTAACGACCATCTGCTGGGTGGTTCTGAGTTGCCATCCATCGGTCTCCAACTGACGCATCGCATCGGCGGTAGGCATGCGATCGTATGGCGCAAATCCGCCCCGATCCGGTCCTTGGCCGCCCGGCCCGCGTTCGATAACGTGCGCCATGTCGGGGCGGTATTCCGAGATCATGACGTGCAGTATTGCGTCGTCTTTCTCGACCTCGAAATCATTGGCATAAAGCCGACCCTCGAAGGGTTGGAGTTTTGTGTCCGTCATCGTCGCCTCCATCGCGAAATCGCGTGATGTGAAGATGGCGAACGAAAGGGCTTGCGTCAATGCTAAATCAGCACTTGCATCGCACTAAATCTGTGGTACGGTTCGGCATCGGACTTAGGAGTTGCTGAATGAAACGGATTACCATCGAGGTCGATGACGATGTGCATGAGGCGCTGGTAGCGAAGGCGAAAGCCGATGATCGTGCGCTGGTGAAGTACATCGCCAGGCTACTCGCCAAGGAGGCATCGAAGTGATCTATTTTGCGCGTCGAGAAAGCGACGGGGCCATCAAGATAGGGTGCACCTGTCGAACGCCTCAGGATCGAATGAACAGCTTGGCTCTTGAACATGGCCCGATGTCCCTGTTTGGCGTCTTGCCGGGGTCGTTCAAAGAGGAGCGCGCTATGCACGACAAACTCGATGAGCATCGGATCGTTGGCGAATGGTTCCGGCCTACGGCTGCGGTGATGAATGAGGCTGCTGCCGTGGTGCCTTTTGAGCAGAGCCGTGAATTACGGCCGTCATGGCAGGACATCGCCGTCGAAGTTCAATTCGCACTTCGACTCCCCCAGGAGGTGCATGACAAGCTGGTCAAGAAGGCCGAGGCCGAGCGCCGGAGCGTCAATGCGCAGATCGTGCGCGCGGTCGAAAAGGACGTGGCTGCAAAATGACCGACAAGCCACAAGATCAGGCATTCCCCGCCGCGTACACCGTCGGTCCGAATGATGACCTGTATCCTCCGACGCCGGGAATGACGCTGCGCGACTACTTCGCGGCCGGGGCGCTGCCCGCCGTGATGGCTCGGATGCACGAGGACATTCAGCATCTGGGGAGCCCCACATTCCCGCAGAATGTTGCCGGTCACGCCTATCGGATCGCCGACGCCATGCTGGCGGAGCGCACCAAATGACCGTCACCGGCCCCATCAAGAACCCCGCCGCCTATAGCGATCCCTTCGCCACCGACCGGGATCTCTACAGCCGCCCCCGCTCAAGCTCGATGCACGGTGACATCCCGATGGATGACCCGCGCCCCGCGCCCCGCAACCCGGACATCGACCACGAGTTGATCGCCCTAATCGGCGACGAGATCGCCGAAGCGCTGGGCCGGTCCGCCCCGAACTTCTTCCGCGACCGCCGCCCGCTGTGGATGCAAAAGGCCGGGATCATCCAGTACACCGACGCCCTCCCCACCTCACCCGGAGCTACGACGTGACCGAGATCGAACTGGACCCGAAGGGGCTTGAGAAGGCGTTCCATGCCATCGTCAATGTGTGGGACGAGGCGCGCGGGATTGACCCCAACCTGAGCGACATGGCTGCTGCGGCCATCCGCGCCTATCTCCTCGCCGGCGGGGTGGGGGCTGAGCCGGTGGCGTGGCGATCAGTGGTCAATGACCCGCCTGTGGCGGTCAGCGCTCTAGCGCGGTTCTTTGACAGCGAACTAGGCGAATGGGTTTACACCGTGTTCGATCCCGGCCCGGTCAACCTGAGCATGTCAGCCCCGTACAGCGAATGGCTGCCGCTCGATACCTTCAACCGCCCCCTCTACGCCTCCCCCAGTCCTCTCACTGCGTGGCGCGAACGCTTGCTGCAGCGGCTGATCTATTGCGTGGATCGGTCCATCAACGCGCGGGGGTGGGAGCTTCGCGAGGAACCAATGTTGGAAGAAGCGGTGCGTTTCCTCCTTGAGGAAGGCCCCCCTGCCTCCACCTCCATCCCAGCCGATCATGTGGTGGTGCCGTTCCAAGACCGCGTATCCGAAGCAAAAGAAATTGCGCTCCGTTTGCGCGAGATCACTGCCAACTACGACGCCATCGGTGAAGCGGCAGATTTCCTCGAAAGTCTGTCCACCCCCGCCTCTCCGACAGTAGGGGATGGGTGGAAGCACGACTCGCCTTTCATCACGCAGGTGAGTCAGCCGGACGGCACGAAGTTCGTCTCGGTGAAGGTTCGTGACTTCGATGCGCTCCACGACGCACACGATCTGATTATCGCTGCCTTCCAGAAGGCAGGTGCGAAATGAGGGCGGCATGGATCGAGCGGGCGCAGCAGTGGCGTCGAATCCGGTACGGTCGCCTGACTAACTGGCATCGGCACTTCGCCCTGTTCCCGGTAGAGGTCGCGCAGGGCGAGTGGCGATGGCTGGAGGCCGTCGAACGAAAGCTGACGTGGCACGGCGGATCATACGGCTACACGATCATCGAGGCCGAGTATCGCATCGCCCCTCCCTCCACTGAGGGAGACGGGAAATGAGCATCGTCCGCGAAAACCTCATGACGCGCCCTGGCTACTCGCCCTATTGCGGAGCTGAGAATTGCCGCCTGCACTGGCCTCGCACCCACTTCATCGACGGCCAGTTCAAGTGCGGCTGTGGCTGGCATTCCAAATTCCCCGACGACTTCATCGTCGCCTACCGCGCGAAATGGAGCCTCACCCCCGGAGTCCAAGATGATCGATGACATCGTTGAGCGCCTGCGCGAGCGCCTGAAACTCGCGTACATATCCGACTGCAAATGCGGCGAGTGCCAGCACGTCCCGGCCCCCGACATCGCCGAAGCCGCCACCGAGATCGAAACCCTCCGGGCCGAACTGGTGGAGAGCCAGCTAAGCCACGCTGCCGCGAGGCGGAATTTCCACACCATGCAACTGGCGGCGGAAACCCTCCGCAAGCGGGTGGGAGAGGTTGAGGGGGCGCTGAGGCCGTTCAACCGACTTGGTGCATTAGTCCTAGCAGAGGCACCCCCGGACGCGGAGACGGTCCTTGTTTTCACGAGCGCGACAGGTGAGCGGTACAGCATGCGTCTCGACCACTTCCGAGAAGTCCGCGCCGCTCTCAACCAGGAGGAGTCCAAGCATGCCGACCTCTGACGATCTGCGCGCAGTGAAGCTGACGAAGGACATGGACGAACTGCTCGGTTCATGGGACCGCCTGAACAGCGCCATCGACCGGACGCTGACCGCGCTACCTCAGCAGATGACGGAGGCCATCACGCGCCTCGAAGGCGAGCGCCTAGCCTTCCGAACTGTCATCCAGCGCCATGCCTTCGACGCCGGTCGCCGCGCCCTTGCAGCAGCGGAGAACGGGAGATGAGCGACCTGCTTTCGACCGGCAGCGCGGTCCTGTCAGAATGCGGCCAGTACCGGTATCGCTTGGAGCGGACCGTTGCCGACACGGGGCCGGTCTACGCCTTCTTCGGCGTCAACCCGTCCACCGCCGACGCCGACCTTGACGATGCCACCGTGCGCAAGTGGCGCGGCTTCGTCACGCGCTGGGGCGGCTCACGCTTCATCGTGGGCAACGTCTTTGCCTTCCGGGCGACGGACGTGCGCGCCCTTGCTTCGGCGCCCGATCCAATTGGTCGTAAGAACAACGACCACATCGCCCGGATCATCGAGGACGCGGACGTTCTCGTGCCGTGCTGGGGCAACCGCTCCAAGGTGCCGCCGCAGTTGCGGTCAAGCTTCCACTGGTTGACGCAGGTGTTGCACGCCTCAGGTAAGCCGGTGATGGCATTTGGCTTGTCGCAGAGCCGCGACCCGCTTCACCCCCTCATGCTCGGCTACGCTACGCCGCTCATTCGACTGGAGCCCACCCCATGAACGACCTCCACAACATCGCCAAGAGGCTGGAAGAGGCGACGGAAGCGGATCGGGAGATCGATTGCCGCCTGTCTCACCACTTCGACCGCAAGGGTATTTCATACGGAAGCGGCGATGACAGCGGCTGGGCGCCGGCCAAAACCGTTGATGGTTGGGACGAGGCCAAGTGGTCCACGATGAGAACTGAGCACGTCTCGTCGGTTGTGCCCAGCTACACCGACTCCATCGACGCCGCTCTAGCCCTTGTCGAGCGAGCGCTGCCCGGCGCGTGGTACGTCCTTGCAAAGGGCCGCATGACCGCTGCCGAGCCATTGTACGGCTGCGAGCTTCTGTTCGGCGCCGACGAGCAGTTGGGCATCGATGCCGGCCCCACCGCGCCGATCGCAATCGTCAAGGCCCTAGTCCGCGCCCTTATCGCTAAGGAGGGGAGATAGGATGGGGGTGCACCTTTACGCCGCCCCCGCGCTGCGATAGATACCGGGGCATGAGCTCAAACCTCACCGAGGCACCGCATGGCAGGCAACGCTAACAGCGGCCGGCGTCCAGGTTTCAAGCACCTCGAAAACACCCGCGCCAAGATCAAAGCCTCCGCAATCCTCGTTCGCATGCAGGAGGATTTCTTCGCGACGCATAAGGCTGACGGGGAGCCCATAAAGGGCAAAAAACGCCCCCTGACAGCACTACAGGTTAGAATTGGAGAAGGCTTGCTCCGCAAGGTTTTGCCCGATTTGCAGGGCATTACGCTCTCCGGCGACGCCGATAACCCCATCGTCACCGAGATCCGCGAGACGATAGTCGATCCCAAGAAGTGACAACGCTCACCCTCGAAACCCCGCGAAAGCTGGCCCCGCTCCTGGCGCGCGCCCGCTACAAGGCGGCACATGGGGGACGCGGCGGCGCCAAGTCCCATTTCTTCGCCAAGGAAGTCATCAAAGCCTGCTACGTGCGGCGCGCCCGCGTCGTCTGCATCCGCGAGGTGCAGAACTCGATCAAGGATTCGGTCAAGCAACTGCTGGTGAATAAAATCAACGCCATGGGCCTCGGCTGGGCGTTTGAGGTGCTGGAGCAGGAAATCCGTGGGCTTGCGGGGACGCCGGCCGAGGGCGCGCTCATCATCTTCCGCGGTATGCAGGCCTATAACGCCGAGAACATCAAGTCGCTGGAAGACTTCGATATCGCATGGGTGGAGGAAGCCCAGGCGCTGAGCGAGCGATCCCTGCGCCTGTTGCGCCCGACCATCCGCAAGGCCGGCTCCGAGCTCTGGTTCTCGTGGAATCCTCGGTATGAGACCGATGCCGTTGATGAGTTTTTCCGTGGCGACAGCCCGCCGAACAATGCGCTGATCGTTGAAATCGGCTGGCAGGATAACCCGTGGATTGATGACATCCTGCTCGAAGAAAAGGATCTCGACTACCGCCGCAACAAGGAAATGGCCGATCACGTCTGGGGCGGCGGCTATGAGATCATCACCGAGGGCGCCTATTACGCCAGCCTCATCGCTGACGCTGAGCGCGAGGGCCGGTGCGGGGATTTCCCATATAACCCGGTGTTTGGCGTCCGCACGGGCTGGGACATTGGCGTCGATGATTACTCGGCGGTGTGGTTCATTCAGGACGATGGGATCGAGGCGACCGTCATCGACTATTTCGAGAGCAATGGCCTTGGCGCTCAGCAGGTTATCCACGAGGCGCTGCCCGAATATCTCAGCGACCCGATCGATCGCATGCACCAGCAATTGGCCATCGGCCGGCCCAAACTTTACCGCTACGACGCGCATTTCTTCCCCCATGACGTGAAGGTTCGGGAGTGGGCCGCCGGCGCCCGCACGCGCATCCAGTCGCTGATGGCCGGCGATGAGCGCTACGGCGTCAAGGGCATGAAGGAAATCCGCCGTGGCGCCAACCAGGGCCCAGAGGAGCGCATCAGCGCCGTGCGCCTTGTGCTGCCCCGGATGAAGTTCAACACCGGCAAGCTGGGCGCGCAACTCACTCCAGCGCAGAAGCGGGTCAAGGCCGGGCTCAATCGCCTCCGCCGCTACGCCCGCCAGTTCAACGAGGCGCTGAACACCTATACGACCGTGGCGAAGCACGACAGCAACTCGCACGGCGCCGACGCTTTCGGCGAATGGGCGATCAATGCCCAGATCATCGCGCCGGTCGAGCCCAAGAAGGAACGGCAGATCGTCCCCCCCGGCCATATCCAGCTTCCACCCCCGCCCGACTACACGTCGAGCAAAAGGATGAAGATTTAGCGGTGTAAACGGCTTGCGGCTGCGGTGTAAACGTGGTGTAAACGGGAATGGAAGCACCGATGCACAAACTTTGCGGGACGCGCCACTGGTCAGCCCAGCCGTGTCCCGCCATGAAATCGACGGTAGCGCCCGTGAGCGACCCCCGGAAGGGCCAACCGACGCCGGGAAAGGGTGCAAGCAGGACAGTCCCGCAGGTTAGCCACGCGGACAACAGGGTTGAGGTCACCGCCGGCGATCGCGAGGTCAGCCGACCAAGCGGAGGCAGACATCAACAACCGGCCCTCAGAACCGGCGTCGCGTCCGGTGCCGTCGATACTAAACGCAAAGACACCCGCAAGGGTGACCGCCACCGGCCCGGCTATCAGGCCGCCAAGCAGCGCGAGTACCGCGCCAGAAAGGGGAAGGGGAAATCCCCCTAGCGCTCCCGCCCGCGCCGGCCTATAACTCTCCCATTCCGTTGGCCTTGTTTCGCTTCTGACGGTTTGACGCCCCCATCTCCATGATGACTACCTCCCTCTGATCGCCTTGGCCCCGGACGCGCCCTGTTCGGGGCCTTTTTCTTTGCCCCGCTCTGCGCTATGAAGGGGACGAGCTCAAACCTCACCCCCAATCGACAAGGTTGAGCCGATGCAGTCACCCCTCACTAAACCGCAGGCAGTCTGATGGCCTGGCCGATTGTTATCGCCACAAACGGCATGGGCATCCCGGTGACGGAGAGCGCCAGCGCATTTGCCACGCCGGTCGAGATCGCAGCCAATGGCTACGGGACGCCGGTGGTGATGGTCGCCTCGGGCGGATTGCCGGTGAAGGGCGCTACCTATCAGTATGTCAACGCCGAGGCATCAGCCCTCGCAGCCCGGTTTACGACGCCCCCCACCTATGCCCGCGCCGCGCTGATCGACACACTGGTCGGCGCACTGAAAACAGCCGGTGTGTGGGCCAAGCTCGATGCGCTCTATGTCATGGCAGCAGCTGATAGCCAGGCGGCACGGCAGAACTGGATCGCCAATCTGTACAACGCCACGGCTGTATCCGGTCCTAGTTTCACCGCAGATCGTGGCTATACCGGAAATAATTCGTCGTCCTATGTCGATACAAATTTCAACCCAGCGACGGCCGCCGGGAAGTTCCAGCAGAACAGCGCCTACTTCATGGTGTGGTCGCTGACCAACCAGCAAGGCAGCGCGATCGGGGGATGGTTCGACGGAACAGACGGTGTCACCCTTGCGCCGCGCACTTTCAGCGATGTCATGGGCGGTCGTGCCAATCAGCCCGCAGTAGTTGTGACCCCGGCTAACACGGACAGTCGGGGTCAGTTCAGTGTGGCTCGCTCATCGTCGAGTGACTTCGGGGTTCGCAAGAACGGTGTCTCGGCGGCGGACAGCACAACCGCATCTACCGCACTGAACAACAACAGCCTCTACCTCGGTCGGTCGAGCGCGTCGTCTTATTCCAACTACCAGATGCCGGTGGCCGCTGCCGGTCAGTATCTCACGCCCACCGAGGATTTGGCGGCGTACACAGCTATCAACACCTACCTCCAAGCAGTAGGAGCCGTCTAATGACGACAACGAATTTTGCCATTCTCACGGCGGCGCAAGTCGCGCACGCCAAGACGCTCGACGATGACGACAACTACCGCATCGATCCGCGTCCAGTGGACAACGAGAACCCCGGCGTCGGCATCAACATCAACCCGGACGCGGATGGCATCGATCCGGGCGATGTCGTGACCCTGGTGGGCAAGTCCGTCGCGCCGAAGGTCATGGTCGATCAGCAGGACTGCATCACCTACGCGCCGGCATTGGCCGCATACCTTCTCACGCTCCCTTGGTGCATGCTGGAAACCGAAACGATCTTCGCGCCGGTTGAAGTCTGATGACCTTCTCCGACCGCCTCATCGCCGCCATGGGCAACAAGGGATTCCGCAGCCTCGGGGAGTTGAGCCCGCAGGGCCTGACCTTCGAGGGCATGGGCAACAAGAAGCGAGTGGTGGTACAGCTTCCCGAAATGCCTCCGGGCGATCCTGATGCCGTTTGCTTCGCACTTGTGCTAGATGCGATGCGACGTGTGGCGGAGCAACCCTGATGGACGAGGACGAGATCGACGCCGGTGAAGGCCCGGAAGCCATCATCGATCCCAAGGCGCTGAAATCCTCGCGCGGCTGGCTGGCGATGATCGACCACGCCGGCAAGCGGATGGAAACCTATCTCGACAAGTGCATCGGGATCTCGCGCCAGTATGCCGATCTCGAACGCCTCGCCTCGGTTTCCCGTGATCGCGAGTTCCAGCTATTCTGGGCCAACGTGCAGGTGCTCGGCCCCTCGATCTATTCCCGGCCGCCGATCCCCGTCATCGGGCCCAGGTTCAAGGACGGCAAGCCGATCCCGCGCACCGCGTCCGAACTGGTCGAGCGCTCCACGGTCACCACGTTTGACACGCAGGACATTGATGGCGCGATGCGCCTCATCCGCGACGATCTCAACAAGTTCGCCCGCGGCGTGCTGTGGATTCGCTACGAGGCCAAGGCGGACGGCAAGAACAGCCTCGGCCAGCGCTGTTGCATCGAATGGGTGCATCGCAGCGACTTCCGACATGGGGACGCCCGCGTCTGGTCGGAAAACGACTGGGTGGCCAAGCGCTCATGGCTGAACAAGGCGAAGGCCAAGAAGCGGTTCTCCAAGCACTCCGGCGACCTCTACAAAGAAGCGGCCTATGAGCAGCGCAAGGACGATGTGACCGGCGAAACCGACATCGAGCGCACCGCCCCGTTCTGGGAGATCTGGTGCAAGTCCAAGAACCGCGTCTATTGGGTGGCTGAGGGTTGCGACAAGTTCCTCGATGAAGGCGAGCCGCCGCTTGAGTTGCAGGATTTCTTCCCCTGCCCGCGCCCGGCTTATGGGACGTTGCAGGATTCGACGCTGATCCCCGTCCCCGACATGCTGCTCTACAAGGACCAGCTTGAGGAAATCAACGACATCACCTCGCGCATTGCCGCGCTGAGCGATGCGCTCCGGTTGAAGGGCTTCTATCCGGCCGGCGCCGGCGAGCTTGGTGACGCCATCGAAACGGCGATGAAGCGCGCCGACGACAATGCGATACTCATCCCGGTGTCGAATTGGGCGCTGCTGGGGAACGGGCAGGGCAAGGACACGATTGTCTGGATTCCGCTCGATATGGTCGCCACGACCATTCAGCAGCTCATCGAACTGCGCAAGCAACTGATCGATGACGTTTACCAGATCATGGGCCTGTCGGACATCATGCGCGGCCAATCCGAGGCCAGCGAAACGCTCGGGGCGCAGGAACTCAAGAGCCAGTACGGCTCGGTGCGAATCCGCGACAAGCGCGACGAACTGGTCCGTATCGCCCGCGACGTGACGCGCATCTGCGCCGAGATCATGGCGGAGAACTTCACGCAAAAATCTCTGCTCGACATGAGCCAGATGGACATCCCGACCGACGCCGAGATCGCGCGCCAGATCAAGGACGCCAAGGCGCAGTTCCAGCAGACCGCCCAGCAGGCGATGAACGACCCGCAGCTTATGCAGCAGGCGCAGGAGAACCCGCAGGCGGCGCAGCAGGCCATTGACGAAGCCCAGCAGCAGTTGGGCCAGCAGATCGCCTCCCTCGATGCCACGGTGACGATCGAGCAGGTGATGAAGTTCCTGCGCGACAATCGGATGCGGGCCTTCACGCTCGACATCGAGACGGATTCGACGGTTGCTCCTGACGAGAACGCCGAAAAGCAGCGCATGACGGAATATGTGACGGCCATGGGCGGATTGCTCCAGCAGGCAATCCCGGTCGTGTCGCAGGTGCCCCAGGCCGCGCCGCTGCTGGCCGAGATCATCAAGAAGGCCAACCGCACCTTCCGCACCGGCCGCGACTTCGAGCAGGTGGTGGACACCTTCGCCGACCAGATGAAGCAGATCGCCGCGGCGCCCAAGGGGCCGTCACCGGAGCAGCAGGCGGCCGAGCAGGCGGCCGCGGCCGAGCAGGCCAAGGCCCAGCAGGCGGCGCAGGACCAGCAGATGAAGGCCCAGCAGGCGCAGGCCGACGCCCAGCTTGCTCAGGGCGAGTTGCAGTTGCGCCAGCAGGAAGCCGCGTCGAAAGCCGAGATCGAGCAGGCCAAGATTGCCCAGAAGGCCGAGAGCGACCGCATGGGCAACATCACCAAAATCCGCACCGCCATGATCGCGGCCAAATCCGCCGAGGATCGCATCGTATTGCAGGCCCAGATGGACGAAATGCTCGGCATCACGGCGCACGAGCGCGACCGCGACACCATGCAGATCGAGCACCAGCACCAGGATGTGTCTCAGGAGCGCGGTGGTCAGCAGCAGCGCGAACTGGCTGCACTGAAACCCGCGCCCGCCAAGAAGTAGCGGCTTTGCGCCTCGCGGCGATTGTGCTATTCGCGGGGCATGAGCTCAAACCTCTACGAGACGCTTGGCGTCGAACCGACAGCGACCGATGCCGAAATCCGGTCAGCCTATCGCAAGGCCGCCAAGACAGAGCACCCCGACAGCGGCGGCTCGTCCGAGCGCTTTCACGCCATCACCGCCGCACATCGCATCTTGGGCGACAAGGACAAGCGGGCCAAGTATGACGCCACCGGCGAAACCGCCGATCAGCCCGACCAGAAGCAGGCGCGCGCCATGGATCTGGTCGCCCAGACCATCGTCACGATGTGCGAAACCGAGGGCATGATTTACCGGGACGTGATCGCCGAGGCCAAGAAGCACTTCGACATGCTCATCGGCCAGCAGAAGCAGGCCAAGCGCGATGGCGAGAAAGCGATCGAGAAGCAGACCAAGATGCGCGCCCGGTTCAAGGCCAAGGAAGGCCGCCCCGATCGTATTGGCATGATCCTCGATCAGCGCATCGCATCCGTCCGCAACACGCTCAAGCTCGCCGACGAGAACATCGAAATTCTCGAACTGGCGAAGGTGATCTGCGACGACAACACGTTCGAGCCGGAAGTTCGGCCGAAGCCGAAACCGCCGCAGTCCTATTACACCACCGTCACTGGCATGGGCGGAATGTGGAACGGGAACGGCGCATGACCTTCAAGATGACCGTTCGCGGCTCCCTTCGCGTCCGCATCTGCCCAAGCTGCGGCGATGCCCATGAACTGGACAACTGGCCGGCGAACCATGCGCGCCCCGGCGAAGTGCTCGCCGCCCCGCAGGTGATCCGAGACGACATGCCCCCGGTCCAAGGCCAGCATGACGGCAAGATGTACGACAGCAAGCGCGCCATCCGCGCCAGCTACGAGCCCAGCGGCAATGCCGAGGGCATCAAGTTCATCGAGATCGGCAACGAAGTCCAAAAGCGCGTGAAGGCCAAGCCCGACAAGAAGGCCATCCGCCAGTCGATTGAGAAGGCCACCGCGCA